TTCCCAAGGGCCAGAAAATCCCGAGACTATTCGCGGGGCTACTGGAGAGGGTCTTTTCTAAACGTAGTGGTAAGCTTAGGATCGATGTCGACATCACGGCATTGTCCTTCCTTCGTCAGCTGTACTTTACGGCCAAGAAGGTAAGGATGGTGTGTGATGACTCCAAAACCTACGAAACGGTCAAGGAGTTCTTCGACATTGAGAGGGCTTTGCGGCCGTCAACCCTTGATTGGGATGGCGACCGTAGTCTGTCTTCTGATAGCCGTCTATCTGCTGTCTCACTTGCAGATGGACGAGTTGGAGGATCGGACCCGTCTGAACCAGATTTTAATTGGTCTGGGGAAGAGTCTGATGGCCATAATATCAGGCCTGTTACAGGTGTGGTCGACGAAAATCGACCACCGGTTGTCCTTCTAGAGGTGATTCAGCGAGTTGCTGATCTTGTCTCTAGTGGACTAGGCACGTTCGAAAGTGCCGACGTCCTGCCTAGGCATGGTCCTGGAGCTGTGTCTGACCGATGGGGGGAGTCAAAGTATGACTTTCCTTACTGGCCAGATAAGCTTGGACGCCTATTTAGTGCCGATGAGTTTGCTTACTACAACGGCTCGTCGGTATTACTTGATGAGGAAGATGGGGGTCCCCGCCTTTCGAAGGGCGAACCTCCGTCGAAACTCATCGCTGTCCCAAAGACGCAGAAAGCCCCGAGGCTGATAGCCTCAGAGCCGACTGCTCATCAATGGATGCAGCAAGGCCTCCTCTCCTTACTTGTAGAGAGGATGGGTCGGACTCCCTTAAAGCATTCGATCTCAATTCGGGATCAGGTGCCCAGCCGGGAGCTGGCTGTTCAAGCGTCTATCCATCGCCATTTGTCGACGATAGATCTGTCGTCGGCGAGTGACCGCGTTAGCTGTTGGCTGGTTGAGAGGATCTTCCGTCGAAACGGAATGTTTCTCGATGCCTTTCACGCAGTTCGCACGAGGTGGCTTGTCAATAAGATCGACAAGAAGCAGCCTGAGTACATCAAGCTCAGGAAGTTTACCACCATGGGTAGCGCTCTGACCTTCCCTGTCCAGAGTGTTGTCTACACCATCTTAAGTATCGGTGTAGATATCTGGATGGGGCTGACGGACTCGCAAGAGTCTGGGCTGCGAGTGATGAAGACTGACTTGTCGCGCATCTCGCACGATAGGTTCAGCCGTCTGATCGAGCAGTCGTCAAAAAGGATCCGGGTTTTCGGGGACGATCTTATTGTTCCCGTGGACTCGACACCTTTCTTGGTAGCAGTACTCACGTATTGCGGCCTCAAAGTCAACTCCGACAAAACTTTCTCGGCTTGCTTTTTCCGAGAGTCCTGTGGGATAGACGCATACGCCGGTATCGATGTGACGCCGGTTTATGTTAATGAGGTGCCTAGTGACTCCGAGCCTGAGTCTTTAATCTCGGTAGTCGAAAGCTCCAATAACCTCCATCTAAGGGGGCTTTGGTCCGCCGCCGATTACTTGAGAACGTCACTCCCAGCCTTTGTCAGGAATGGCATCGGCGTAAAGGATGTTAGCTCAGGTGCCTTTGGATTTGTCTCCTTCACAGGAGCAGACGTCACCCATCTTCGTAAGAAGTGGAATGACCAACTGCACCGTTGGGAGGCCCTCGTCCTGATTCCAAGCGTTAGGAAAAAGGTACAGAAGATCCGAGGCAGCGCGGCCCTACTTCAGTACTTCACTGAAGCTCCTGATCCCGACGTAGAATGGGAGTCAGGAATAGGTTTACGCGCACCGCTCAAACTGAAGCGGAAGGGGATACCAATCACAGCCTACGATAAACGATAGGTTGAATGGGTATAAGTTGCCAATTCGGCGACTTGAGGTAGGCCAGTAATGGCCAACCTAGAGAGAGCGCAG